CCGTCTCTACCCCGTGGAGCATCCAGGACGGGAACACGGTCCCCCACCCCTGATCGCGGTTGCACTCCCAGGTCCCTGGGCCGTCGTAGAGGTGGATGTCGCCGCCCTCGTAATCGTCAGGGTCTGAGAGTTGGATCGACACCGAGAGTTTCCTCTTGGAGTTCGTCCCTCCCCAGTCTGAGTGCCGGGCCTGGTGGTCCCCCTCGACATACTTGAGGACCTCGACCGAGGGCATCCCCACCCCACCCCAGTCAGTGGCGAAGTTCCAGATGTTGTGCTTATCCGTGAACTCCTGGACGGCCATGACGATCTGAGGGTGGTGCCGGCGGTCGAGGAAGTGCGCCGTGCAGGATCGCAGGGCGTAGTCGTGGACGTTCTGCTCGCCCCTGTGCTCCGACGTTTGAGGCCGGCCGCCACACTTCTGAGCGATCTCGATGATGTGGTCGCACATGCCGGGGTCGAACGCCTCCCCCTCAGAGAAGGTGTTCATGAAGTCACCGCATGTCGATGATGGTGCCCGAATACTCCCCGCCCATGTTCCACAGGTCCCTGGTCTTCTTGACCCAAGCAGTGGCCTTGACCTTGCCGTCCTTGATGAGGATGTAGTTGGCCGTCGACTGGGTCTTGACGACCTCGCCGGTCGCCTCGATCCTGATGGTGTGACGCCCGCCTGGGGTGCTCTCCACCGTGTAGGCAGCCGCCTTCGTCACCCTGGGGTGGCAGCGGCACGACGGGTAGCACTTCTTGTGTTCGGCGCACTCGAAGTACCAGGAATGCCACTCGACGATGGGCGGAATCGCGTGAACAGCCGGCTTGTCGCACCGGTCGTCGTGTCCGAAAGTGACGGTGCACCTGTTGTGCGACTCGGCGAAGTGGTCGAACCAGATGTGGGTCTTGCGGAAGAATGGGTCGATGGTCATGGTGTGCTCCCTTGTCGGATGTTGACATACGGAGCCTACCACCAGTTGACACCTCGTTCCACCAGAAAACTGGGGGATTTATTTTGATGGCCACCTAAACCTCTCCCTGGCTTCTAGGAACGCCTTGCCTATGTCGAACGAGTCCTTCTCGGCACCGGAGAGCCTCTCAACTGCACGTTTCTCGGATTTAGAGAGCCGGTCAGCCTCGCCAGAATCAACATCGTGTTTTGCGAGGGTGTCCGCGATCTGGACGGCCATCGAGCCCAAATGCTGGATAAACCTCGGACTATCCAACCCACCGGGCCCATCGTATTCGAGCCTGAACCTCAGCAAAGAGAGAGCCATGTCCCACGTTTCCCTGGAGGGCTTATTGACCCCAGCGATCATCGCCCAAGCATCCAGGTCCCGTTCCGCCTCAAACTCCTCAACCGTGTAGTGAAGTTCCTCGGCCTTGTCGGCGATCTTGACGGCTTTCACCATCCGATACTGGACCTCGTAAGGATTCACAGGATCAGCCGGACCTTCGCTTTGCGTTTCGACACAGCGTTGATCGCCCCAGAAACGGCATCCACCTGATCGTCGTGGCTGCCCTTGGGGAACTGAACACACTCGTCGACGAGCGCCTTGTTCCATCTACCCCTGACCAGGCGCACGTTGCCCATCTCCGCAGCGCTGGAAAAGACTCGGGCTCGCTCTTCCTTAGACCCCGACGACCTAATCCCCTTGAATGGATACCCAACGAGAACGCCGCGGGCGTAATGGTCAATCGTGTTGACCCCTGACGCCCCTGGTTCCTGCTCCATCACCACCTGAACGCCAGGAGGATCGTTCTCCGCTGTCATGCGGATCAGGCGCTCAACCTCGGCAGGTGTCCCTCGCATGCGCTGGATGTCAAGGATGTAGTAGCGGCCCTCCTCGAACCCGATAAGAGCACCAACCGTGTAATCGGGGTCCTTGCCCTTCGCTTCGGCTGTGGCCGCCAAATCCCAGAACCTGACCTTCTTGGACTTCTCAGGCGGGGTGTCTACAAGGTCAAACCAGTCGCCCTCGAACATGCCGCCCTTCTCAGTGACCTCCCAGTTACCTTCCAGAAGGCGGGCACGCTCCACAGCATCCAACTCCTGGAGCGACTGCTCATAAGCGAAACGATCCAGGGACGGGTTGTCGGCGATCCTGGCCGGCATGAACTTGCGATCCTCCGACGGGTTCAGGACGAACCTCTCATACACCCAGTCATTGCCACGGCCGCCAGGGTTAGTCGCCGCCCTGATCCGTAGCGGCACATCAGCAAGGGTCATCCCACAATGCGGGCAAGCCTTTAGCGACGGATCGGGGGCTGGTTTACGAACCCTGGAGAACCCGATGTACAGGTAAACCTTGTCGGTGGGCCACTGTGTCAACTCGTCAGCACCGACGAACTGGTAGGCGAACGACTGGAAGTTGTAACGGTCCTCGTCCCTCTCGCAGTGACCGAGCGTCAATGTCGAACCACTAGGAAACGTCCACCGCTTGTTCGTGACGTTGTAGTGGGCTCCCGTTTCGTTCAGCCACTCCGTAGTTCGGTCGATGAAACCGTCAGGGCCGGACAACTGAGGGAACGTCTGGCGGAGAAGAAGGGCCGAGTAGCCAGGCACGCACGCGTACTGGAGGGCCGCCATCAGGAGGGTGTCTGATTTTCCGCCGCCGGCAGCGCCGCCGAAGAGTGCTTCCTTAGTCGTGTTCCACGTCAGGAACGCTTGCTGCTTCGGGTGAGGGAGGTGAGGAATCGCCAGGTTGCACGGGGTCCTCCACGACATCAGCGTCGATAACTGGTCCCTGATCTCCGCGGTCGCCATCCCAAGCCTCCAACACGTTCTCTGGTAAGTCGCCTGACTCAACCAGCGCTTCTAACACTTTACGCTGTCTGTCGCTGTCGGCCTCTTGCAGGATGTGCATGTGGGCCGATAGTTGAGCGACGGGTCCCCCCTGGGCCCCAGTGATCTCCAGGCGGGTCGCCGGATCAGACCAGCGCTCTGGGAAAGCCTTAGCCAGGAAGCGTTCCGCCGCTCGCCAGTCGCCGTCGGCGGCTTCGGTGTACCACCTGGCGACCAGGGTCGCTTCTGCCTTGGCGCGTGCTTCTTCGAGTTCGTTGAGGAACCAGAGGCACTCTTCCTGCATCGTGTTGAGGGGAATGCCGGCTGCCTTATCTTCGAGGGCAGCCTCGCCGCGCTTTTTCCAGTCGTAAAACGCCCACTCCGAAATGCCGGCGGCCCTACACGCTGCATTTTGGTAGTTGCCGGCCGAGATCAGTTTGAGAACCCTCTCTCGCTTCTCTCGGCTTATGAGGAGACCGCTCTCGTCCGCTGCCATCAGGCTGGGCGGTCTCTGAACCGCTGATGAAGAGGGCCGCCCCAGGTCTTGACACCAACCCAGCCAGCGAAGTTCATCCAGCGCCAGAAACAGTCCGTTTGGTAATAGCCGGCCTCCATGAGTAGCCGCTCATTCTCCATCGCAGTCAACGGCTCCAACACACCATCGAGACTCATCCTCTTTCGCTCGATTTGCTCCTCGGTGTACCCCATGGAGCGTTTGTGGTCGTAGTAGACGGTCGTCATGTCGTCGTCGAGTTCAGAGGTCGCCCCTCTGATCTTCTCCACGAGGATGAGGCGTCCGCCCCAACGCAAACACCGGGTTAGTTCGTCGATAATGCGCTGACGGTGCGCCCTGGGGGTGAACTGGAGGGTCAGGACGCAGAGCACCACGTCAAACTGGTCAACGTCGTACGGCAGGTGCTCCTGGAGGTCTGCCATTCGGAGGTCCCAGCGCCAATCCGACCTTTCGAGTGCCCCAGCGAGCATGGGACCTGACGCGTCAAGGCCAGCGAGTTTGCCGATGAAGTGGCCGCGTTCCTGGCAGTATTCGTCCAGGGAAACCAAAGCCAGACCGTTCGAGCAACCAGCATCCAGCACCTGGGTGTCCCTCTGGTGTTCCAGGGACTTGAACGCCAACCCGTTCACTGCCTGACGCATGATCTCATAGTCAGGGATGGAGCGCTGGAGCATGTCCTCGAAAACAGCGGCAACGTCCTCGTTGAACTCCCACGTCCCGTCGGGAACGATCGTATCTTCCATGGCGCCAGACACTACTTGCCTTATGGAAGCAGAGACTTCCAAGGCTGGGAATCGTCCCTGTTGGCGTCACGA